GCGAAGTATCAGGTTAGGTCAAACGGGGACAGTTGCTCTCTTGTTGTAACTGTCCCCACTGACACTAATTGAGCGAAGCGAAATTAACCAAAGCCGTCTGCAAGACATATAGCCAACCATTCTAAGCCAAAAATCATGCCACCATCAAATATGACACATCAATTCAGCCAAACACCAAAGGTTGAAACACAACGCTCCTCATTCGATAGGACACACCAGCACAAAACAACTTTTGACGCAGGTAAGCTTATTCCATTTTACGTGGATGAAGTTCTTCCCGGCGATTCATTCAACGTAAATACTACATTGTTTGGACGATTAGCTACACCACTTCACCCAATCATGGACAATATGTTCCTTGATACACACTATTTTTATGTCCCGAATCGTTTAATATGGGACAATTTTAAAAAATTTATGGGTGAACAGGATAACCCTACAGATAGCACGGACTATCTTGTTCCACAATTAGTTGATAACAATTCAACAGGTTTTCCAGAAGGCGGTATAGAAGACTATATGGGACTACCCATAGCTTCACAAGCAACAGGACTTTCAGTATCAGCATTATGGCACAGAGCTTACAATCTTATCTGGAACGAATGGTTTCGCGATCAAAACTTACAAGATTCAGTAACAGTTAATAAAGGAGACGGCCCAGATAATCTCTCTGATAACTATTACACATTATTACGCCGTGGTAAACGCCACGATTATTTCACATCTGCATTACCATGGCCCCAAAAAGGACCAGGTGTAGAACTACCACTAGGAACAACAGCACCAATCACAGCAACAGGAGATTTCAGAATAAGTACAGATGGTACAAGTAGTTCATCATTATTTGCACGTTCATCTGGGTCTAATACAGATTTAGGATTAAATCCAGGTCTTACTCCTACTAATACAAATGCTCAATATTTCTCAGGTCTTCAAGCAGACCTTACTGGAGCTACTGCATCCACTATCAATTCATTACGCCAGGCATTTCAATTACAACGCCTAGCAGAAAAAGACGCACGCGGCGGCACACGATATACAGAAATTGTCCGCAGCCATTTTAATGTTACCAGCCCAGACGCACGACTACAACGCCCCGAATTTCTCGGAGGCTCTACATCACGTGTTCAAATTCAACCAGTAGCTTCTACTAATAATAATAACGCTCCTACATTCATACCCAATGCTAATAAAGTCATTGGTGATTTAGGCGCACTTGGCACAGTAGCATCCAACAAAGATGGATTTACAAAATCTTTCACAGAACACGGTATTGTTATCGGTCTTGTATCAGCTCGAGCCGATCTTACATACCAAAGCGGTGTAAACCGTATGTTTTCACGCCGTACTAAATACGATTTTTATTGGCCCACACTCGCTCATCTTGGCGAACAAGAAATTAAAAACAAAGAAATCTTTGCACAAGGCACATCAGACGACGAAGGCATCTTCGGTTATCAGGAACGCTGGTCAGAATATCGTTACGGAGTATCAAAGATTACATCTAAGTTCCGCAGCGATGCAGCTGCGTCACTCGACACTTGGCATCTTAGTCAGGACTTTGCAAATCTACCACTACTTAATGAAACATTCATTGAAGATAATCCACCAATCACACGAGCAATTGCTGTTCAAACAGAACCACACTTCATCTTAGATGCATACATCAATTGCAAAACTGCACGTGCAATGCCTACCTACTCCGTTCCGGGACTAATCGACCACTTCTAATGCGTATATTTTCATATATACATAAACCAATAGAGCTGTTTGAGCGTTTATCGCTCATTCAGTCTTTCATTGGAGGTCTAGTATCATCAGTAATAGGCGGAGCCGTATCATCAGCTTTTGGACAACGTTCAGCGAATAAGCAAATGGACTTTCAAGAGAGAATGTCCAACACCTCATATCAACGAGCAATGGCTGATATGAAGGCTGCAGGCCTCAATCCTATGCTTGCATATCAACAAGGAGGCGCAAGCACTCCTAGTGGTGCATCACATGGGATACCAAATGTAGATATAGGAGGGCAAGAGGCTTCTTTAAATTCAGCAAAAGTTGCACAGCAACAGGCAAAACATGTTAAAGCTCAAACTGACAATTCGGCTGCGCAAGCAAGAATAAGTAAAGCAGAAGCAGATTTAATAGAAAAACAGGTAGAAATTATTAAAAAACGACCAGAGTTACTCTCAGGTTCAGCAACCACCAAAGCAATAGGATCAAGTATTATTGGTCGTAACATGGGCGCAGCAGCAGACTGGAGCTCAGCTGCTATACAAAACGTTATGAACGGTATTAAAAACACAATTCCAAAACTGGATAAGGGTTTAGATACCATAAAAAAAGATACCAAAGATTATTTTTATGATAATAAAGGCATTAAAAATTATAAATTCAGATAAATTATGAAATACAGACAAGCACTATCACGCAAAAAAAGTTCAAAGATGTTCTCTCGTGGAGCATCTCGCACACAATCAATCAATCTCGCTACAGTGAATCCTGTAATGATGCGAGGCGGAACAAGACTCTAAACATGCCCTGCTACCACCCACTGACGGCTTACCGTCATAAGGGGGGCAGAATAGACGGCAAATGGTCTGTTACATTCAACCGAGCAAACGGCTTCACCGATCTCCCCGTAAATATTCCTTGCGGACAATGTATTGGATGCCGGTTAGAAAAATCTCGGCAATGGGCGCTCAGATGCACACACGAAATTAAAGAACACGACCAAAATTGCTTCATCACCCTAACCTTTGATGACGATCACCTAAATTCAGAACAGACTTTAGTTAAAGCCGACTTTCAAAATTTTATGAAGCGGCTTAGAAAAAACACAGGAGCCAAAATCAGATATTATCATTGCGGGGAATATGGCGACGAACTGGGTCGACCACACCACCACGCAATATTATTTGGATATGATTTTCCTGACAAAAAATATTTTAAAAATAGTAAAAAACACAAACTTTTCTCAAGCGACATATTAGATAAAGCTTGGC